CTCGGAGATGTGTATAAGAGACAGCCCCAACCCCAACAATAACACTAAAATAACACTATGCCCAAAGTAGGAGATAAGTCGTATCCGTATACCCCCAAAGGTAAGAAAGCAGCTAAGAAAGCCGCCAAGCGGAAGGGGTTGAAGATCATGTCCAAGAAGAAGAAGAAAGGAAAGGGGACGTGAGGGGGCTAAGAGATAACCTCCAGTTAGGAGATGTTATTCAAATTGACTTCCTTGACCACGTGCAAGACAGCACCGATGGTCCCCTTGAATGCTCAGTCTATGGTTCACTTACGGACATAGGCGATAACTACTTTACTGTTACCTCATGGCAAGGCTGTGACGATAACACAACAACTTTCACCATTATTACAAGCTGCATAAGTAGCTTGGTGGTGTTTAAACCAAACGTCATCATAAAGATAGACTCCCCCGAGGCCGACGATGAGACCCACTGCGGTGGACAATCAATAACTCCGAACCCGGTTACGGACACATCAGAATGAGGACACCCTTAACAACAACAAAAGAAACCAAATATTATGGCTAATACTACGCCGTCCAGATTGGGCGCAATTAACCTAGGGTCCGATAAAGATGCCTTGTTCCTTAAGGTGTTCTCAGGAGAAATCCTGACCACCTTCGAAGAGGCTAACGTGATGAAAGAACTTCACACGATTCGGACCATCGCAAACGGAAAGTCTGCCCAGTTCCCTGTGACTGGCATCGCTACCGCCGCTTACCACACTCCTGGTCAAAACATCGCGGATTCCACTAACCCTTACCTCAGTGAGATCAAGCACGCTGAAAAGGTCATCACCATTGATGATGTTCTGCTTGCTTCCACCTTCATCGCAAACATTGATGAGCTTAAGAACCACTACGATGTCCGTAGCATTTACGCTAAGGAACTCGGACGGGCTCTTGCAAAGCGATTCGATCTTGCAACCATGAAGACCCTTACGGCTGCTGCTCGCTCGGCTGCGTCTATTACTGGCGGTAAAGCTGGTATCGCAATCGACGGAGGTGAGGCTGTTGACTTCAATGGGACTGTCATTCAATCCAAGCTCTTTGAGGCTGCTCAGAAGCTCGACGAGAACGACATTCCTAACGATGGACAGCGCTTCGCTATCCTGAAACCATCTGACTACTACACCTTGCTTGCCTCTGGTGAAGATGTTATTAACCGTGACTTCGGTGGTCGTGGTGACGTCGCCACTGGTAACATCCCGATGGTCGCTGGTATCAAGATCTACAAGTCCAATCACCTTGTTGACGTGGCTATTGGAGCTAGTTCACAAGAAAGTCAAGATGCAAGTGCTTCTGTGAAGAACGACGTGTTTGGAACTGGTGGAATTGGATACAACGCCGACATGGATAAGACCTACATCATTGGTGGACACCCATCAGCGATTGGAACTGTCAAGCTCCTTGACCTTGCTACCGAAAGCGACTACAAGGTCGAACTACAAGGAAGCCTGTTCGTAGCTAAGTATGCTATGGGCCACGGCGTCCTTCGCCCCGAGGCAGCCTTTGAAATCAAAGACGCTGACTAATAACCCCCACTAACCCCCAACGGTCGCACTCCTTTCGTTAATGATTGGGGTGCGGCCTTTTTCTTTTCCTTTTATTATGGCTACCCTTACCTCCAAACTTGACGCTGTTAACATCATGCTCGGTTACATTACCGAGGCTCCTGTGAACTCTATCGCCAGCACCGTGGCCTTGCCTCCGTCCGCTGCGCTTGCCAAAGGTGTTCTTGACGAAGTGTCGCGTGAGGTCCAACAAGAGGGATGGCATTTCAACACTGCCCAAGACTACACCCTAGAGGCCAATGCTTCCGGTAAGTTTGTGTTACCCGACAACGTCGTTCAAGTGGACACGGTTGACACCAGCTATGACGTAGTCCAACGAGGCACCGCATTGTTTGACCGAAAGAACTACACGGATATATTCACCGAAGACGAGCTTAAGGTTAACATAACATTTTTACTTGAATACGAAGAGCTACCAGAACAGGCTCGACGTTACATCGCCCTCAAGGCATCCCGGATGTTCGCCAACCGACTTGTTGGTTCCCGTGAGATTGAGGCACTTATTTATCGTGACGAGATACGCGCCAAGGCAGCTATGGAAGAAGCCGAAGGTAACAACTCTGATCGCACCATTTTCGACAACTACGACACTGCTACACGCATCGGAATCAACCGCCGCTTTGACCTTGCTTAAACGATGGCTAACATAACAACAACCGTCCCGAACCTCATCCAAGGGGTCAGCCAACAGTCACCCACGGTGCGCTTAGCTGGTCAATGTGAGGAACAGATCAACGGTCTTTCCACCATAACCAAAGGACTCACCAAGCGTCCCCCGGCACGGCTCATTGCTAACCTTGAGGCTGTTGCTACGGAGGGAGACTTCGTTCACTTCATCAACCGGAGTGAGACCGAAAGGTATGTTGTTATTATTCAGAACAGAACCTCAGGTAACAGTAATGCCATCATCCGTGCGTTCAACCTAGAGACCGGCGTCGAGGCATCCATTGAAGGGACTACGGGTGGCTACGAGGTGGCAAGTGAATACCTTAACATCCTTGACGCAACCAAGACCCACGAGCAACTCAAGGCTTTGACCCTTGGGGATAGCACCTTCCTTCTTAACACTGATGTTGCTGTTGCTAAGACCGACGAGAAGTCTGAAGTTCTCGATAAGTCACGGGCGCTAGTGTTTATTAAACAAGGCGACTTCGGTAAGAAGTATGGCTTGAAGTTCCGCGACAAAGGTTCATTTGGCACCGGGGCGAGCTTTAATGTTACGTGGAAAGAGACCAGCGTTTATAACCGTGAATTAGGTTTTGAATACACGTATGAGATTGAAACTATCTCGGTAAACACTGGCGGTTCTGGCTATGATGTTAATGACGAGCCAACCCTTGATTTTTCAGGATTAAACTGGGAAGTGCGTCCTGAATTTAACATCACGGTTCAAGCAGAGACAGTAGTGGGTGAAGGAGGACCGGTCATTGATATCGAGCTTCTCCACAGTGGACGGGTTGTTATAACAGAGACACCACAGACATTTGCTGACATCGTGTATGCGTCGCCTGCGTATGAGGAAGTTAGTATTGTTACGGCTTTCAGTAATAGTAATGAAAAAGAAAAGGTCTCGGATGCAACCAACATTGCCTCGCAGTTAACTAACGTATTAAAAGGAGCAGGCACTGATCCCGATTTCGCCACTGGAACGGGTAATACGATAATCGCAGCCAATTACACCTCAAAGGATCGCGACGGCACTATCCTCATCAACCGCAACGATAACCAAGACTTTTTCCTTGAGTCATTCGATGGTCTCGCCGGTTCCGGCCTAGGGCTCGTCCACAAGGAAGTCGATGCTCTTTCGGATCTTCCCGTGCGGGCTCCTGATGGCTTCCGGGTTGCTGTGCGTGGTGATGCTGATGCAAACGAGGACGACTACTATCTCCGCTTTGAGACCAACGATGGACAAGCCTTTGGTGACGGTGGATGGGTTGAAGACATCGGCCCAGGTATTGATGTTGCTTTGGATGCCGACACCTTACCGATGCAGTTGGTTAACACCGATGTTAACACCTTTACCCTTACCACAACCGGATGGGTAAACCGAAAGGTAGGGGACGATGATACCAACCCATTCCCATCCTTTGTCGGCAAGAAACTTAACAACTTTGTATTCTTTAAGAACCGCCTTGGATTCCTTTACGAGGACTCTGTGGTGCTTTCGGAAGCCGGAGAACTCTTTAACTTCTTTAGGACCACCGTAAGAACACTACTGGATACCGCTCCGATTGATGTTACCTCGGCAACCGCTAGCGTAACAAACCTTCGAAGCAGTGTCGCATTCCAAGAGAACCTATTGTTATTTGCGGAACGCGGACAGTTTGTCCTTAAGGGTGATCCCTTGACCAACGAAACCATCACTCTTGAGGCAGTAACAAACTACGATGTTAACACATCCGAAGATCCCCTTGCTGTTGGCTCTTATGTCTATTTTCCATTCAAGCGCGGCAACTTCCTTGGAATGCAGGAGTATTCTCTCAATGCCACCACGGACGTTTACGACTCGGATGACATCACCACACAAGTTCCAGGATACATCAACAATGGTAACATCCTTGTAACATCAGGGTCCTCTGCGTCTGATCTCATTGCGCTTACCTCCGGTGGCGACACCATATACATCTACAAGTATTTCTTTAACGGTCGAGAGAAGGTTGTTAGCTCGTGGAGCAAGTTCAAGATGCCCTTCGATGTCGTCAGCCTAGAGTTCCTCAATAGCTCCCTGTTTGTTATTGGCGACAAAGACGGCGACACCCTGTTGACTGAGCTTAAGTGTGAGGAGCTACGTGTTGAGGATGACACCTTTGATGGTTTTACGGTTCACCTTGACATGCTCAAGAAACACACGTTTGCCGGTGATCCGACTGCTCAACCCTCGCTTGCAACGATTGACCTTGGATTTACTCCGGGTCCTGATGATGTGGTTGAGGTGTATGACACCCACGGTAACCGAGTGATTGTTAACCAAGTCAACCGCGACACCGCTACCATCACCTCTTACAACCGGACGTGCTTCAGTGGACTTCGCTACAAGCTAGAATACACCTTCAGTGAACCCGTGTTCAAGCAGGGGAACCCACCGGTCGCCTCCGGGCTTTCTAGGATGATTCTTCGGAACGGCACCTTGTTCTTTACGGACGCTGTGGATTTCCAAGTGGAAGTAACACCTCTCGGACGTGACGTGCGTATCTTTAACTATAGCCCGAATGTAATTAACATCACGGCTACGGACTCGTTGCTTACACCCGATGGCAAATTGCGCTTCTCGATCTTTACACAAGCCAAGGATTCCCGTATTAAGATTGTTAACTCAAGTGCATTTGCATCTAACTTCCAAGCCTGTGAATTCGAAGCCAACGTCCATACCCGTTCAACTAGAATATAACAACGTCTACATCCGGTCCTCTCGTGAGTTGGACTGTGAGGAGGTAGGCCGCAACATGCGCCACATCGACAAGCTAGAGTGTTTGTTAACAAGCGGCTCCAATCCAATAGATGCCGTAAAGACCGGTTTAAAGCACGACTACCACACTTGGACCATCTGTGAAAAAGAAACCAACACTCCCTTGGCGTGCTTTGGGATCGGTGAGATTGTCAAAGATGACTCCAACTATATCTGGTTGCTTTCAACAGATCGTCTCCTAGAGGTAGCGGGCTTTGAGTTTGCTAAGGCCAGTAAGGCGTGGGTTCAGTTTATTGTTAACCACTACAAACTTCCGTGCTTCAACCGGGTTCACGTCCATAACACCGTAGCAATCCGATGGCTTAAGTGGTGTGGCGCTGAGTTCGCCGAGGATGCTTCAACCGACTTTCTTTCATTTCAAATAACTCCCTCCTTATAAATAACAATTATGTGTGAACCTATCTCGATGGGTATAGCCAGTGCTGTATCCTCCTTTGCTGGGCAGCAAGCTGCGGCCAACGCCCAAGAACAAGCTCAAGCACAAGCCTCTGCTGCTGAACAGATCCGAGCGCAACGCGCCAATACCGCTATCCGCATTAGGGAATCACAGGAAAACATCGCAAGGTCACAGCGCAAAGAAGCCGCTCAAGTCCAAACAATGGAGGCCAAAGCACGCGCAAGGCTGGTCGCATTAACAGAAGCCGGGGTTGCCGGGATGTCTCTTGAACGGATAACAGATCAACTCTCGGCGAAAGAAGCAACCTATAGCGCATCAGAGGAGCGTCAACGGAAGCTACAGACACAACAGTCGGTCTTCTCACTGGAAGAAGGTGCGCTTCAATCACGCATGAACCAGCTTAGGATTAACCAACCAATCAAACAGGCAAGCATCCTAGAGT